AATGTTATTGCTTGACCTTCTACTAGGTCGTTCATACCTGCATCTCTTACTGCTGATGAATGTACAAAAATATCTTTACTTCCATCTTCTGGTGTAATGAATCCGTAACCTTTTACGCCATTAAACCATTTTACTTTTCCGTTACTCATAGTCTTTCTTTGTTTCCTTTTGTTTCATTTTAAATTGCTACTAAGAAACATAGCACAATTCAATATTGTACTATGTTCATTAAGTAGTCTGTTTATTTAGTTTATAGAGAGTTTTTTCTTTCTTGGATTTCTTTCCGTCTATTCTTAGACAACTTGCCTAAATTTCCTAAAGCCTTACGTGCCCTTGCCGCCGCGGCTTTGACATTTTTTGTTTCAAAAGATTCAGATTCTTTTAGGTAAGCCTCGTAGCTTGAAACAATTTCTTCATGGGTTGACATATTAAATTCTCCTTTGTTTTACTATTATGTATAGTTAACTATTAATAATTATATAGAAAGTGGTTTTAAGGCGCCTAATATGGCTATATATCCGTTATGCTATCTTTTTTGGCCGAAATATTCGAAGTAATTGGGTATTATGTGGTGTTCCCTTACTATAATTGTACGCACCAGCGCCACCTTCATGGCCATTTGGGTTGTAAGGACTTGAACTTTTTCCAGCCCAAGAATGCGTAACTGATCCACCAGCTGGGTTGTTTTCTGTAAGTGCATCAGCTAATAATCCAGCACCTTGATTGCCTCCAACAAATGACATTAGCTTTTTATCAGAGTCATTACTGTAAATAAAATTTACGTGTGAACTTGACCAGTAACACATATCTCCACATTTTGCTTCTGTAAAGTCTGTAATTTCTGTTGACTGGTAGTCAGCTTGTTTTGTATATAAATGTTTTGCAGTAGCACTTTGAATATAACGATAGCCTGCTTTCTTTAAAGTGAAATTGAGAAATCCCATACACCATGCAGTTTGATCAGTATACCATACATTTGCATTGACATATCCAAGATCCTTCCATATTCCTAAAATCTTTTGATTTTGAAATTGACCTTCAGTATCAGCAGTTCCGTCAGGTTTTTGATAAACGTGTTTATTACTAACAGCACCAAAGTATGGAAGAGCTTTAAAGCCGTGTTTGTTTTTCTTTGTTATTCTTGTAGGATGATATGTTATTCCTTTTTCTAACCATTCTCCTTTTGATGCTTCTAATAGATATTGATCTAAAATACCATCAAATGGATGACATAAGTCTTCGTGTGTTTTAGCTTCGGGTTTTTCTTGAACCGGTATAACTGCTTCTTCTGTATCAACTGTAGGAGTATGTTTTTCAGTTTGTTGTTCTTCTACAGTAACTTCGTCTGGTTCTTCAAATGGTATTTCTTCTTCATCAGGATACTGTGATTGATCGTATGGATCAGCAATATATACAAACACTTGAAGTTCCATTTTTTGTATAACAGCTGGTGGAACAATAACTATAGGATCTCCACTTGGATCGCCTGTGAATACATTAGGTGACCCTTGGTCAGTACTTGGTCCACAATGTGGTGGAATAGGACAAATAGCATCTGGATTAGCCGTATCGGCAGTATGATTTACTGTAAGAATATTATCAGCAAATACTTGGTTTGAATGAGCTATTAACCCACCCCCACCATGTGAATTGGGATCACCATCAACAGCTACTAGCAAATTATTAGCGAACACATCACTATTACCTGCTTGTTCTGTTACTGCCCCACAGACACGAGCATCTGTTATACGATGTACTGGTATTGTCATACTAGTATTTATTTAGGTGATGATGCCGGGTTTTGCTGGTAAATGTAGACTTGATGTTTGTTTGGTGTATGCTTCAGTAAATTCTGGTCTAGTTCGTACTATTAACGTAATAGCATCGTGCTTAATAACATATGAACTTTTAATATCAGCAGTAAACAAAAATTGCTGTAATCCTATGCCCTTATCACTAGCAACTAGTGTTAATGGAGTATTAAGTTTAATTTTAGTCTCGTCATCAGCTTCGACTTTTCCTACTAGTTCTTCACCAGACTTTAGTTTGACTGTAACAACATCATTTATTTTATACGGATTTTCAATTAACATTATGTATCGTGTCTTCCTAGGTCACAGTTTTCAAAATATTGTTGGAGTTCTTTATATCCTCCTATATACTTACCATGCAAAATAATTTGTGGAGCAGATTTCGGTTGCGCCATACCGTTTAGTTCAAATTCTTCAAATAGTTTTTCTACTGTTATATCTTTTCCAATTACTATTTCGTTGTATGGAATTTGGGTTTTATCTAATAATGCTTTTGCCTTAACGCAATAAGGACAATGTGGCTTACTATAAATTACTGACTGTGTCATAGTTTAAAATCTTTCAATGTATCTTCTTCGATGTCGTGTTTAATGCCACCGATGATATAGCTTTCTACTTCTGTTTCCTGCGGAGCAACTTGCATTGATCCACTTGATAACCAATGTTGTGTCCATGGTAAAGGATTTGTGTTCAACGGACGATCATATATTGCATCATACCCTAATCCTTTTAGTCTTCGATTAGCAATATATTCAACGTAAGCGTGTAGTAGATTTATATTTAAACCTATAATAGATCCATCTTTAAATAGATAATTAGTCCAGGCTTTTTCTTCTTCTACACAGGCTCGCCACATAGCATAAATTTCTTTTTCACATTCTTGAGCAACTGATTTCATTTCTGGATCGTCTTCACCTTTCATCCAATGCTTAAGAATATGGCTTGTAAGATTTAAATGTGTTGCTTCGTCTCTAGCAATTAATGAAATAATTTTAGCAGAGCCTTCCATCATTTTTAATTCACCAAATGCAAATGTACAAGCAAATGATACATAAAAACGAAGACCTTCTAAAATATTAACATTCATCATTGCAAGAAATAATTTCTTTTTAACATCACGCAACTTGCCTTTTTTATTATGGAAATAAAGATTTGCTGTATCTGTAAATTCGTCGTAGTGTTTAGTAACTGAAACTGCTCTTTTTAAAATTTCTTTATCATCTAAAATTTTATCTAATACTTCTGATGGGTTTGGATAGATGTTCTTCATAATGTGTGTATAAGAACGTGAATGGATTGTTTCAAAAAAGTCCCAAGTAACAATGCAACCTTCAAGTTCAGGTAAAGATACATAAGGCAAGAAAGCTAATGCTGGTCCTCTACCTTGTACACTATCTAGTAAGGTTTGATATTTTAAATTAGATGTGAAGATATGTTTTTGTTCGTCTCTAAAATTTGCATAGTCAGAACGATCTTTTTGTAAACTTACTTCTTCGGGTCGCCAAAAGTATCCTAGCATCGTTTGATTTAATTTATCAAACTCTGGATATCTAAAAACATCGTAACGTTGTGTGTTTTGGTCTTTACCAAAAAACATAAACTGTTTTGTATAATCGACTTTTTCTCTATTGAATACTGTTTTACCCATTCCTTCTATAATCCATAATTCTAGCGTCTATATGACGCAACTTTCACATTCGTCTTCTGTTTTTTTTGGTGTGGAATCTTTAATATCTACTTGAGGTTCAAATGAGTTAGGTGTGCTTTCAGAAACAACTTCAATAAGTTCTTTTTCGCCTTCATCAACTTTAAGGTCATACGTATTTTGATAGTAAGATGTTTTCCATCCTAGTTTATAAGTCATTAACATATCTTGTATCATTACGCTCATTGGCACTTCGTTGTTTTCAAAGTGCGTTGGGTTATAACTCCAATTACCGCTGATTGCTTGATCAAAGAATTTTTGCATAACAGCAACAATATTAATGTAGCCTTCGTTACTTGGCATATCCCATAATAGGGTATAATGATTTCTTAATGCTTGATACTGTGGAACAATCTGCTTAAGAGGCCCTTTTTTGGATTTTTTAATGGACAGGTATCCGCGAGGTGGCTCGATTCCATTTGTTGCATTCGACACAATGGAACTGCTTTCTGATGGCATTTGTGCCGACAAAGTGGAATGCCGTAAGCCGTGCTCTTTAATATCTCTGCGTAAACTATCCCAATCATATTTTAATGTAATACTGCAAACTTCGTCGAGATCTTTTTTGTAATGATCTATTGGCAGTTGTCCTTCTGCGTATTTAGTACGGTCGAAATACTCACACTTACCTTTTTCGGCCGCTAACTTATTAGACGCAGACAATAGATAATATTGAAATGCTTCTGTTAATTCGTGTACTTTTGTTAATGCTTTTCTATCAGAATATTTTACTTGATTCTTTGCTAGGTAATGTGCTAATCCTATATAGCCAACACCTAAAGATCTACGTGCTTTCGTGCTTATTTCAGCCGCTTTTACAGGATATCGTTGGTAATCAATAATTTCATCTAATGATCTAACAGCTAATGAACATAAGTTTTCTAGTTCTTCTAGTTGATTAATCTTTCCTACATTAATTGCAGATAATATGCATAACGCTATTTCACCATTAGGGTCATCAATGTGTTGTAATGGTGTAGTTGGCAATGTAATTTCTTGACATAAGTTGCTCATGTAAACAGTATCTTTAAAAGAACTATGAGTATTACAATGATCAACGTTCATAATATATATACGACCCGTTTCTGCTCTTTCTTTGATTAGAGAAGAGAAAAGGTCCATAGCAGGTATCTTACGTTTCCTCAGTGAAGTTTTTCGTTCGTACTTTTCATATAATTCTTGGAATAAGTCTTGGTCAGTAAAAAATGCGTCATATAAATCTGGTACATCATGTGGAGAAAATAAAGTAATTTCTTCGCTCTTTAATAAACGTTCGTACATCAGTTTATTAATTTGAATTGAGTAATCTAATTTACGTACACGATTATCTTCTGTTCCTTTGTTATTTTTTAATACAAGAATGTCTTCAATTTCTAAATGCCAGATAGGGAAATGCGTTGTAGCACTTCCTCCACGTACTCCGTTTTGAGTACAACAACGTACAGTAGATTCGAATTTTTTTAGAAAAGGAATTATGCCTGTGTGTGCAACTTCACCACCTCTAATTTTAGAGTTGATTGCTCTTATTCTTCCTGCGTTGATTCCTATGCCGGCTCTTTGTGCAGTATATCTACCAATCGACATATCACTAGCGAAAATGCTATCAAGGGTATCGTCACTATCAACAAGGACACACGAAGCAAATTGCCGAACAGGCGTACGGACGCCGGCCATGACTGGCGTTGGGATATTGATTTTAAAAAGTGAGGTCGCATCATAATATCTCCTTACGTAATTTAATCTACTTTTTTCTGGATACTCAGCAAACAAAGTTGCCGCTATCATCATGTACATCATTTGTGGAGACTCAAAAATTTCTCCACTACTTCTATCTTGACAAAGATACTTGTCAACAATTTGTCTTAGTCCTGCATAAGTAAAATTTTCATCTCGTTGGTGTTTAATATATTTGTTTAATATTTTTATTTCGTCTAAAGAATATTTTTCTAAGATAGCAGGGTCATAAACTTTACGTTTAATATTTGTATCAATCATTTCTTGTAACGTAATTGGTTTGAAATGACCAAATGCTTCTTTATAAATTGGATATAGTAATAATCTTGCCGCGGCGAATTGATAATTTGGAATTTCTAACGAAATTAAATCGTTTGCTGACTTTATTAAAATTTCTTGGATTTCGTTTGTGCTCATTCCATCATAAAATTGAATGTTTGCGTTCATTTCAATTTGTGATGCACTAACGTTTGCTAGACCTTCACAAGCTTCTTCTACTACAAAATGAATTTTATCTATGTTAAGTGGTACTAGCCTGTTGTCTCGTTTCCGTATGTGTATCCCCACGCCATTTGACATTAATTGATTACTCCTTGTACTTCTAATTTTAGTAAATGATATTGTATTTATTGTAACCGTGGCATCTTGTAAATTCGTTGTGATATAATTGCTGTGGGTAAGTCGGTTTTTTGAATAACTCCGTCATAATTATAGCACAATATTTTTTTGTCGACGTGTAATGGGTATAATAATTCTTCATTTACTTTGTCTATACTGATATGTATCTCAAAATCAAAATCCTTAAACCTATCGGTTAACTGTAGCGTGTAACAACTTGCGAGTGTTAAAGTAAAATCACAGTACTTATTGACCTCTAATAGCTCCCATGGTGTAGGCCAATTAGCTTGGTCCCATGGGTTAGTTCTTAATTTACACCGTTTCTTGGTATTATAATAGGTTAATACGTCTTCGAAAGGACTAATGCTAGTTTCAAGTTCGTTTCTAAAGTTTTGCCAACGACTTAATTTAATCTCATATTCTTCATGCAACACTATGACTTATACTTTACCTTAAATAATAAGCTACCTGTATCAGCTGACGTCAAGTTTAGCATCTCAATAACTATTGTGTCAACCACTGTATCACCATTTTCATCGGTAACGGACGCTCTAAATTTGATATTAGACTCATAAAGTGTACCACCGACATATGAGTGGTCATCTGTTAGTGTTACATCACCCGTTGAACGGTTAACTAAAATTTCTAATGTACCTTCTCTTACAGCATCTACAGCCGTCGATCTATAAATGTAATCAACATAAACAGTTCGATCAGTATCACCTGGTGCTCGTAGTACTCTAATATAGCTAGTTTGTTGTACTACGTTAAAACTATAAGAATATTCCATATCATAAATTGCAGGGCCAGCCACCTCTGGTATATATGGAAAACTTGTTATTAATGATTGATCATATGCTAACCAGCGTGTTCTATTAAAGAAATCACCTGCTGATACATTACTTAATGCTGAGCCAAATGTAAAATTAATTATTGCATAAGCGGCATTGGCTTCTGTACCACCATTATTACCTACGTCAATAAAAGCATTATTATCGCTTGTATTAAAATTGCCTGTATCAATCCAAATTCCATGTCTATCAATATCTTGGAATTTAGAATTTTGAATAACGTTATGAATAGGTCCAGTTAACATTCCTGGATCATTTATTACTGTACCATCTCCAAACACCATACCATAACCTAATGTTTCAAATATACACTTGTCCCATAAGTTATTTTCTATATCATATTTAGATTCAACTCCTCTAGAGAAGCCTTTAATTTGTATATTTCTAAAAGTGTTTCTAATTGTATTAACAGCGGTACTTAAAGAAGCCATTCTAATACCAACTTGATCTGCAAGAAGTGGATCACCACTCGTCCAGCCACTTTCAATTATAAGATCTTCAAAAATACTTTCACGACAACTTTGTAATTTTAATCCTACGTTAGTAGAAGTATGTTTTAGTGTCATTCCTTTAATAATAATGCGTCTTGCTTGATTTAAAGTTGTACTAGTAGCATCTAATGCCGGTGAGCCAGGAGTACTTGCACTATTAACAGTTTCAAAAATTGGAGCATTTGCTGTTTGTGTTATAATAACTTTATCTGAACCAGCACCTATAAATGTTACGTGTGGCGGAATTTTTAAACTTGCTGATAAAGTATATTCACCAGCATCAATAGATAAAACTACTCTACTTGTAGCACTTCCTTTTGTAGAGTTATTAATATAAATTTGATCAATTGCTTGTTGGAGTTTTTCAGTTACGTCAGTTGCATCACCCTTAACTCCAAAACTTTTAACATTTACTCTTTCATCTAATCTAGCTTGTAATGTTCTAGAAACAGGAGTTGTAGGTGTAGTACCTGTTTGCATTGTGGCTTCGCCCGCCAAATACGTATATTGATCAGCGAACGTGAATAAATTATCGTGTTCTGTTAAAACTTTTGAATTACCAACTGCTGGAGATCCTTCAGATACTGAACCGTTTCCAATGTAAAGTTCGCGGGTATCTACGGCCCATCCCAATTCACCACCTGCTAATTGTGGTACACCAGAGCCTACGTTTTTCTGCCCTCGTCTAATTTGTATACGGCTAATCTGTACTATTGCCACGTTCTAACTCCTTGTTTTATATATTTATGCGAAACGGTCATAGTACTGGTACACCCTATCCCACCATTTAGACTCCCAGTCCTTAAATGTGTCAGGGTAAATGTCAAATTGTTGATATGTAAGGTCTCTACAACACACAAAAACGTGGCCTTCATTGATAGTAGTGCCATAAATCTCGTTATGTGCTAGAGCATAGGCTACTAACTGCATTTTATAGTCATCAACCCATTCTTCTTTCTTAGGCTTGTTAGACTGTTTAAAATCCATGATACAATTCGACCCTTTAAAGACGCCTACGAGGTCTGTAGTGCCTGCATATATCTTAGGATGGTATAATGACACTTCACTACCCCATATTTCGCTCACAAATGTTAATGCTTCTTCTCTTATTACTTTTGCCATATCATTTGCTTGTTGACTATAAGGATTTGAGCCTGCATTAGGCCAAGAGCCTGTATCTATATAGTCTTCTAGAAACTTGTGCATACGTGTACCAACACTTGCGGCTTCCGTTGTAATTTCGTTTGCTTTTTGTTCACCTACTCTTTTACGCCATAAGTTAAGTTGGGTTTTATCTTTTGTTCTATCTAAGATGGTTGTAACACTAGCTACTGCATTTCCATCAGGACAAGAGTATAAACGTCTACCTTCTACTGACTCTTTTTTAAGTGTTTTGTAATTAAAGCGTTGTGTAATCAATTTCTTCCTCCGGTATGTGTCTGACAAAATTAACTACAAAGCATCTTCGTGGTTGTTTGCCTGGATATACTCCATGCCAAACTCTTCCGTCCAGAATAAGTGTTTTTCCTGGATACGGATCGAACTCAGTATAAAGTTGTCTACCATCTGTTTCAGGTAGTAGTGTAAAGATACAACCGTCTGTTGATTGTACTTTATCTCGCGGTTTATCAAAATACATCACCATACTTACTAAATGAGGTTTTTGTGTATGGTTATGTGCAGTTTGATATCCTCCATCACCATATTCAATTGCCCAAGCCTGATCTACTGTTAACTTGTCAATTGGTAAGTGTGATTTTATTTCGTCAAATACCCAAGTGCAAAGATTACAAGATACTTCACTTGTATTAATAGTGTATTGAGTACGATCGGAATAAGGAGTACGTTCTGCATATCTTTTAAAGATATCTTTGTACTGCTCCCAGTCTGGGTATTCAGTTTCAATAATAAATTGGTTATTTGCAGTAATTAAATTATTCATTTGCTTCAAAGTAATCAAAATCAAAATCAATAATTACAGTTCTTCTGCCTGCTTTAGTTGGATATACTCCATGAAATACTCTACCATCAAATATAACACATTGTCCAGGAGTAGATGAAAAATTATTAACAACCATTTCGTTACCTCCAGATGGCATTATTGAATATAACATACCGTGCTCTCCAACTATCCTATTATTTCCTTCGCTTCCAGCAACAACTTCAGTATCGGGTGTAGAGTCTGACCATAACGGCGGTTGTGTATCTAAATGTATAACCATACTAATTAATGTTGGACCATGACGATGTAAATGTTGATAGCCCCCATCTTCATATATTATGCACCAAGATTGATTTATTCTTAGATTTTTAACAGGTATGTTTTTTTCTACGCATAGTTGTTCAAACCATTCTTTTATTTTATATTTTTCTATTTCTTTAGTTGTATCAAATTGCCAACCATTAAAGATTGTTTTTTCAGAACTTTGATCTGGGCCTTTGTTTGCAAATAGTTCTTCAAGTTCTTTCCAACGAGGGAAGTGTGTTTCAGCGACCCAAAGATTCATTGCAGATTGCATTCTGAAGTCAATCATATTAACTGTCCTTTTTATTAAATCTCGAAT